CATCAGCGAGGGAAGGGGATCGCCAACAAAAAACTGAAATCTACTTACTATTAGTAGCGATAATCTACGCGATCGCCACAAAAGTTCAGGGATGAACTGTTCAGCCTTATGCAATTCCGAAACGCGAGGCACAATGCGCCTCGATGCAACCCCTCACTACACGCACCGGCGGTGAAAGCGAGACGCAGGCGGGCAAACTGATTCCTTCGTTCGTGATCGATACCGCCGGTGCGCCCGCCTCCGCACCTGCGGCCGCAGACACAAGCGCGGCTGCGCCCGCCCCCGAATGGATCGAGCTGCTGCCGGGCGGTGTGTTCTACGGCCGCGACGGACGCGGACCCTTCCGCATCGACGATCCGGCCGCAGTGATCGCGTCCACCACCGCGATGCAGATGAACGCGGGCATCCCAATCGACTACGACCATGCCACCGATTTCGGCGCGCCCGAAGGACGGCCGGCGCCGGCCGCGGGATGGATTCGCGAGCTCGAAGTACGCGAGGGCGCGGTGTGGGGGCGAGTCGAATGGACGGCGCGGGCGGCGAGCTCGATCGTCGCGCGCGAGTACCGCTACGTCTCGCCGGTGTTCCAGTTCGACGCGAAAGACGGAAGCGTGACCCGGTTGCTGCGAGCGGGCCTGACCAACAATCCAAATCTTCATTTGACCGCGATCGCGGCGTCGCACACGACGGCCGCGGATGCCAAGGACCAACGCATGGAATTTCCAATTCAGGAATTGCGCGAGCTGCTGAATCTCGACGGCGACGCGTCAGTTGCGGAGGTCGTCGCAAAAGTGCGCGATCTGCGCAACGCAGCAGGTGCCGCCGGGCCGGCAATCGGCGCGCATTCGCACGACCCGGCGCACTACGTGGCGATCGCGGAGTTCGAGCGGACCCTGACCGAACTCAACGCGCTCAAAGCCGATCGCGCGCGCGAGCGCGCCGCGCATACGGTCGAGGAAGCGATTCGCGCGGGCAAAATAGTGCCGGCGCAGCGCGAGTGGGCGATTGCCTACTGCGCCGCAGACGCGCGCGGCTTCCAACTTTTCGCGGCCAAACAGCCTTCGCTCGTCGGCGACAACCTGGGCCTGTCGGGCGAGCCGCCGATCGATCGCCGCGGCGGCGGGCTCAACCCGGCCGAACTCGCAATCTGTGCGCAACTCGGCCTCAAGCATTCGGAGTTTGTCCGTCGCAAGCGCGGACGCGCGGACTTCCTGAGCCTCGAACGTGCCGATGCCGACCTCCGGAACGCAGCGGTTCGCAACGCGGACCTTGGCAACAACCAGGACTAACTGAGCGCCTCACGCGGCTTCGGAGGAACGAAGCTTCGGAAAACCGCGGGCGCAAATCAACAAGGGTGAAAAGATGGCGGCTCTAACCAGTGCACGAAATACGCCCGAGATGGCCGATGGCGGCAGGATGCGCGTGTATCCGGTCGAAGCGAACACCAATGTTTACCTGGGCGGGATGGTCGCGCTGGACGCGGCCGGCAACGCGGTGCCGGCGTCGGCGACGACCACCACAGCCAACTCGCTCAAGGTAGTGGGGCGCGCCGAATACGTGAGCAACGGAATCCCGGGCCAGAACGCGATCAACAATCCCGGCGCCGCCGGCGCGATTTTTATCGCGGCGCGCAAGGGAGTGTTCCTCTACGCGACCGACGGATCGGTCGGCGCGGCGCAGATCGGGCTGGTCTGTTTCGCGCTCGACGACAACAACGTCACCGCCACCGATCGCGCAAGCGGCGCGAGCGTACAGCAATATGCTGCAGCCGGAACCGTGGTCGCGATCGATCCAAGCGGCCAGGTTTGGGTGGATTTCTGGCATCAATCGACGGCGTCCGCGTGAAGAGTTCGCATCGACAAATGAAGACGAGGAAGAATTAGATGGAAATCAGCGCAGCGAATCTGACCGCATTGTTTACCGGCTTCGACGTCGTCTTCCAGCGCGGATTCGAGAAGCCGCCGTCATACTACGAGCAGATCACGAGCGTGGTGCGTTCGGCCTCGCGCCAGACTACCTATCCCTGGCTCGGACGCACTACCAAGTTCCGCGAATGGCTGGGCGACAGAGTAATCCAGGCGCTCGAAACGCATGAGTACACAATAGTCAATCGGAACTTCGAAGATACAGTTGCGATCGATCGCAACGATATCGAAGACGATACCTACGGCGCGTACGAGCCGATCATCGAGCAGCTCGGATGGGACACGAAGGTGCATCCGGACATGCTGTTGTTCGCGATGATCAAAGACGCAGTAGCTAATCCCGGCGACGTCGTCGGCTTCGACGGGGTGCCGTTCTTTTCGGCGAGCCATCCGGTCGGCTTGATGAACCAGGCTGGAACCCCGACGGCGAATATCAACTCGAGCGGGTCGGGCGCGTACTGGTACCTGATCGACGCGTCGCGGGTGATTCGTCCATTCATCTTTCAGCTCCGGCGCGAATACGCAGTCACGCGAATGACTAATGTGGCGGACGAGGCGGTCTTCAACCGGCGCGAGTTCCGCTACGGCGTCGACGGGCGCGCGAATACGGGTGTCGGGTTGTGGCAGTTGGCGTACGCCAGCAATACGGATCTGAGCAATCCGACCAACTACGGCGCCGCGCGCGCCGCGATGAGAGCGTTCAAAACCGATGCGGGACAACCGTTTGGCGCGCTATCGAGCCGCACCGGCGTATACCTGCTGGTCCCCCCGACGCTCGAGGAAGTCGCGCGCCAACTGCTGAACTCGGAGTTCATGGCGGGCACCGGCGCGAGCGCGAACGTCGCGACCTCGAACATCTGGCGCAACAGCGCCGACCTTATAGTCAGTGAGTTCCTGGCGTAAGGACGCGGCGATGAAAGCAGTCATCCTGAGCCGGCGTGCCGCGGGTTTCCCTCCTGCCCGCGGCGCCGGAGCGCACGGCCACTCTCCGCGGGCGCGGGTCATTTGCCTGACGCCCGCGGAGAGACCTGCCGTCCGAATAGCCAGTTCGGATGTAATGAGGTGTGGACAGTGAGCTACGCGACAGCGCAGGACGTGATCAATCGATACCCTAATCGAGACCTCGTCCAACTGACTAATGAAGATCCGGCGGCGACGACTGTGAATGATGCACCGATCACGCAGGCGCTGGCGGACGCTTCCGCCGAAATCGATGGGTACATCGAAGGACGCTTCACGCTGCCGCTGACAGATCCGCCGGCCGTGCTCAACCGTCTCACGACGGACATCGCGATGTACCGCTTGCAGTCGCTGCGGCCGCTGCACGACCTGGAAGACGCACGCAAACGTTATGAGGACGCGGTCGCGATGCTCAAGCAAGTCGCAGCCGGCGAGCTCACGCTTGGTCTGTCGGCCGATGGCCAGGAGCCTCCAACTGCGGAAAACGCGGAGAACGTGCAAGGGCCCCTTCGCGTCTTCAGCCGCAAAAAACTGAGGGGTTACTGAGATGGGCGTGATGCTGGACGCGCCGTGGAACGGAGTGACGTTCGCGCCGCCGACCGCGATCGACATCGCGACGATCGAGGACGCGATCGTCAGCCAACTGCAATCGCAAATCAACTCGATCGAAATCGCACACTATCCTGACAGGCCCGAGACCTGGCGCTTGACGCATCGCGTGGGCGCGGCGCTGGTGATGTACAAGGGCGCGCAATACGGCGAGCTGCTCGACACGGCGGCGGTAATCCAGGAGAGGACACTCGAGTTCGAGATCTCGGTCATGATGCGCGACCTCGGATGGGCGGTTGGTGGAGACCCGTCGGGGACGAGTCCCGGCGCGTACGCGATCATCGAAAGCATTCGCACCGCGCTGACGGGATACGTGATTCCCGGCTGCCGCAAGATGTACCCGACCCGGGAAAAATTCATAAAGCGCGACAAGCAGGGCGGCGTGTGGACGTACTCGTCGACGTTCGTACTGAGCACAGTGGCCGTCGAGACCTCGCCGATGGATGACTTCCCGCTGTTCATCAAGGGTTCGGCGCTGGAGGAAGGCGGGCAGACTTCGGTCACGGTCGGAGCGGGCGCATACACGTTCAACTCGAGCCTCCAGGTGCAGCTGCCGCAGAACAATGTGTTTGCCGTGAGCATCACGGGTCCTGGCGGCGCAGCATTGATCGAGGGTGCAGATTTCGCGGTCGAGCGGGCGAACGGAATCATCACGGCAATTCCCGGCGGTGCGATTACCTCCGGCGAGACAGTGCAGATCGCGTACGCATACGCCGAAGTAGCTATTGCGACCGCGGGCCAGAACGAACCGACTAACTAGGTTAGACAAATAGTAACACGATCCGACTGAGTAAAGGTGATACATGCCAGCCAGTTTCCTGCACGGAGTTGAAGTAATCGAAGTACCTAATGGGCCGGTGCCGGTCACGGTCGTCAAATCGGCGGTGATTGGGTTGGTGGGGAGCGCACCTACATGGGCGGTGCAATCGCCGTCGGTAGCGCCTGCGCCCAACACGCCGACGCTGGTCTCGTCGGCCCTCGACGCGGCGAACTTCGGACCGCTGGTTCGCGGCTACTCGATACCGTACGCACTGGCGGCGATTCAGGAGCAGGGAGCGGGACAGGCGATCGTCGTCAATGTGTTCAATCCCAGTGTGCATTTCACGTCGATAGCAGCAAGTGCATTCACCTTCAACGCGCAGAACGCTATCAACCTCGGGCACATGGGGGTGTCGAGTGTAGTAGTCACTAGTAATCCAGCTGGTACTACGTACGTAGCGGGAACTGACTATACGATCGACGTAGTGAATGGCGTTGTTACTCTTATCCCCACGGCAACGGGAGGACATATCAGCGCCGGCGCCGGCGTGCTGATCGCATTCAACTACGCGGATCCTTCGAAGGTGACGGACGCGAACGTGATCGGGGCGATGACGAGCGGCGTGTACACGGGGCTGCAGGCGTTTCAGACGACCTACGGGACGATGGGGTTCTTCCCAAAGATCCTGATTGCGCCGGGCTACTCACAGAACGCCGATGTTGCGACCGCGCTTGACGCGATGGCCCAGACGATTCGCGCGATGGCGCTGGTCGATTCGCCGCCTGCGACATCGGCGGCGACGGCGATAGCCAATCGCGGAGTCATTGGCAACGCGTTCGCAACGTCGAGCAACCGAACAATTCTCTGCTATCCCCAGGAGACCTTTTACGACACCGGAATCGTGCCGACGAACGTCACGCTGAGCGCTTCGGGACTTCCGTTGACGTCGCAGTTCAACGCGAACTCGGTCGGGCCATACTCGCAGTGGGTGGCAGGAGCGATCGCGGCAAAGGACCTGGCGCAAGGTTACTGGTGGTCGCCGTCAAACACGCAGGTCGATGGAATGCTTGGGCCGGACGTTTCGCTGTATGCGTCGATTCTCGACGCGTCGTCCGACACCAACAATCTGAATGCGGCGGGGATCGTGACCGTGTTCAACGCGTTCGGCACCGGCCTTCGGGTTTGGGGCAACCGGAGCGCGGAGTATCCGACCTCAACCGCGCCGGACAATTTTATCTCGGTGCGCCGCACGATGGACGTGATCGAGGAATCGCTGGAGCTGGCGATGCTGCAGTTCATCGACCAGCCGA